GGTGTCATCGGCCAGGATCAGCGCCTTCTGCTCGACGGCGCCGGTGCGCAGGAACTTGTTGTAGGCAGCCTTGCTCTCGTCGACGCCAGCCGAAGCGTTGCCGAGGAGAGCGGGGCGGTTGGTCTTGGTCTCAAGGGCGTCGATGCGCTCGTTAATGCGATCGACGTGGGCGCGAGTTTCAGCAGCCGATTCGCCGAGCTTCTTGGCTTCCGCCAGGGCTCGGTCGTTAACTCCCTTGAACTCGTGCCAGAGATTCTGAATCTCGGACATGTTCGTTATCCTTTCAGTGCCGCACGCAGCAGGGCGGCGAGTGCGTCCATTTCCGGTTCGCCCTCCTCGGGCATCCCGGGCTCCTCCGGTGCGGCTCCTTCTGGCGGGGTGGGCTCTTCCGGCCCCTCCATCAGGAGTGCTTCCATCATGGCCTTCGCCATGACCAGATTGTTCATACCCACCTCGATCAGCGTGAGCACCTGAGCCATCCGGGCCTGATGCTCCGAACCGTAATCGTTCTTGATGGCGGTAACGCTGGCGAGTTCATTCGCGGGGAACGTCACGAGGCTAACCTCCAGGAGTTTCAGCTCCTTGAGCTGGCGGACCTTGCCCTGCCAGCCATCCTGCACGACCTGGTAACCGATGCTCAGGCCCTTGATGGCACCCTGGCGGAGCAGCGCGTAAGCCTCACGACCGCGGGCCGTCTCGAGGTTGATCTCGCCGCGCACGACGCGCAGGCCCTTGCTGTCCTCGACCAGCTCGAGCACGCCGACAGGCTCTGTGGTGTCGTGCTGCCAGAGCAGGGGAACGACGTTGCCGCGCTCGCTCAGAGACTTCCGGAACGCGCCGGGCATCACCACGTCGCCGTGCTGGTCCACGTTGTTGAAGATGCTCGCGTAGCCGGTGAACACTCCAGCCTCGTCGGCCAGGTCGCCATCCGAGATGCGGACGGACTTACGGTCGATGGTCTTCATGGCCTTGCCGGCCTCCTCTCGGTCGATCATTGCAGCCACCTTGTTACTCCATACCCGCCCGGGCTCGCCGCCCCAGAGGAGGAACGCCACGTATCCAGGTGTCGGCGGGCTGTCCCACCCGGGACGCTTGTCCACAGCGTGACGGGCATGCCAGGCGCGCATCTTGATGATCTTTTCACGGCTCGCGGGTTCCCCCGAGGCCATCCGGCGAGCCCACGCCACCGTCTCGGGCTGGAGACCTTCTCCGCTTGCCCCGGCCTCGTGCAGCTCCAGGCCCCGGCGCAACGCCTGCCTCACCCCCTGCGGGGGCGTCAGATACTTCTCGATCGGCATCGGGCGCCTCCTTCAATGGTCCGCGCTGTACGGGTGCATCTCCTTGACCCGATGGAACGTCCAGCTCCAATCGCTTCTTGCGACGAGATAGCCCTCGGTCTCGAGGACGAACGTGCTGCCGGGGTTCTCTCGACACTCATCCTCCGCTCCCGCACGGGCCGCGGGTTGACTCTCGTGCCAGACCTCCCGGTCCCACTTGTCCAGCGACGGCCGGTAGTCGTACCGCTTGCCGCGCTCATCCTGCATGAGGTCATCGAGGGTCGGCCTCACTATCGGCGGGATCGGGCCACCGGAAGATGGTGACGGGTGCCACCCCCGCGTGGACCGCGTCACAGAAGACTTCCGCTTCGCCACCGCCATCACCGTCCCAGAACATGCTCCGCCGGGTCTTGACCCCGGGGAATCGTGCGCGCAGGTCCTCCTCGAGGATCGCGCAGGCAGCCACCGCGTGACGCTCGCCTTGGACGTGCGACACGATCGGGTGGATGATCGCCCGGCGGATCGCCTCGCTCGGGTCCGGGCTCGCTGGGTGCAAGTCACTCATGCTCGTTTATCCAGGTGTGAACCTCGAGGACGTCATCGCCCTTGAGGATGACGCTCGCGCGGTCCTGGTGCAGCACCGAGGCGAGAGGCCCGTACCGCTCGCTTTTGATCTGCGCCGCGTTCATGGCGATGCGGCGGTTGCCGTGCTGAACGATCTCGACCATTACGATCCTCCGATCGGGACTTCGACATAGACTTCCATGCAGCGGCAGTTGCAGACGTTCGCGGCCCCGCCTGCCGGGTCGTGCGGGTGCATCATCTGCGTCCCGGCCACGTCGTATGGGTCGGCGAGCGGGACGATCGTCCCGTTGAGCGCCGCGTGGTCGGGGCGGCTGCGGCTGTCCACCAGCGCTACCCACCGCTTCCGCAGCTCGATGCCGAGAGGCTGCACGTCCTGGTTCAGCGAGACGGCCTCCATGTTCGCGCCCTTGCTCGATGCCACCCCGACTTCGGTCCTCGCGATGAGCATCGGGCGGTACTGGTAATTGGTCTGGTAATCGCCCGGGAGCGCCCCGGTGTCCGTGACCTCGTAGAGCCCACGGATCTGCCGCGCGATGGTCCGATAGTCCAGCGCCAGGTCGAGCCCGTCCTGAATGATGCCGCGGATCTCGTCACGGGTGGACGTGCTCACAAGCGCCACCTGCGAGGCGACGACCGTCTTGACCCAGCTGTCCCACAGCGAGCGGACGTTAGCGAAGACGCCCTTGGTCTCGCGGATGCCGAGAGACTTCTTGCGATGCGCCAGTGCCTTGCCCACGAGGCTCGCGCTGTCACGCCCGACACGATCGTACAGGCTCGTCAGGACGGGCGTGAGAGCGTCCTGCGAGCCGAAGCTAGGGTTTGCGTTGCCGCCCTCCACCTGGTCGGCGATGGCGTCCAGCCCGGCCCGGAGAGCCTTCCGGATGCGCGGCTCGTAGATACCTGCCCAGTATTCCCTTCGACGGTCCATGGCCTCGTTAAGCTGCTCGAGCGGGTCGGGTGCTGCCTTGACCTCGGGCACCGGGGCGGAAGCCTGGCCGGTGATGGGTGTGGGTGCCACGGGAGCCGGGGCAGGAGCCGTCAGCGCGTCGAGCGGGACGAGGGTCCCGGGCTCGAGGATCACGTCACCCTCCGGGCGCTCCTCGTAGCCGGCCATCACGCGCTGCTCGTTCACCGTCAGCCACGATGCGGCCTTGATCTGGTTGAACAGCGCCTCGCGGTCCTCCTGGAGCGCCTCGATGCTGTCGCGGTCATAGGACAGCGTGAGCGCCGGGCCGAACTGAGGGGCGAGCCAGTTGTTGAGGTCGTCCGCGATGCGGTCGAGCAGGGGCAGGATGGTCTCGGTGTAGAGCGCCTTCCGGGCCTCGCGGCGGTTCTGATAGGTGGCGCTCATCAGGCCGACCAGCTCGCCCGGCACCCCGAACGCCGCGCAGATCCGTTGAGCGGACCAGAGCATAGACTTGTCCATGCTCATGTCCTGCGGCGAGAAGCTCAGCGGTTGCGCCTCCAGCCCACCGTCGAGGATCATCGGGCGCCCCACGTTGTCGGTGCCCTGGTACAGCTGCTGGATCTGCTGTTTGAGCCTGTCGTACTGGCGATCGTCAAGGGCGTCCTGCGAGCGGAGGACCATCCCGGGCATGGCCTGGTTCTGGAGGAGCCGGACCTCGTACCGGGCAAGTTCGTTGTCTTGGTCAATCGCGCGGGCGGCGGCCTCGAGCGGGCTCATCCCGTACCAGTCATCCAGCGGCGAGAAGAGCCGGATGTGAAGGCAGTGCTCCGTGTCGAGGTCGATGCGAGCCGTCGAGACCTCGTAGCGATAGCCGCGCACCCGGTTCTGGGCGTCGGGAAGCACCCGCATCCGGTCGGGCCGCAGGATGTAAAGCTCTCGGGGCGCGCCACGGTCGGGACCCACCGCCTCGACGTAGCTGTTCCCTGCGATGAGGAGGAAGCTCACGAGCTGTTCCGCCCATGCCCCGTATCCCTGCTCGGGGTTCGGCCGGCGCAGCAGGTCGAGGAGCGGGTGGCTGTCCAGCTCACGGGCGGCCTCGCCGCGGCCCTGGTAGAGCCTCCAGGGAATGCCGGCAATGCCACGGGCGATCTCGGTCACACAGGCGTAAACCCACGGGTTCGTCGCGTAGCCCTCGCGGGAGAGCGCCTGGTAATCCCGGGGAGTCCACACCGCGTCCGGCAGGTTGCGCACGAGCGCCTGCGTGGTCGCGCTGGCCTTCACCTCGACGCCCAGCGCCCGGCGCATCCAGTCACGGAATCCCATCATCGCTCCCTTCGGCGGCATGTCACAGCCTTCGTATACCCGGCTCTGCCGTGCGCTCGAGCATCAGCTCGGTGATGCCCCACACGAGCGCGTCCATCCTGTCCGGGCTCTCGTGCCCCGGGGTCCACCCGCACAGCTGATCCTCGAGACCGGACCACGACCCGACGTGATGGACCTTACCCTGCTCGTAGAGCGCGGCCACGGGCTCGGCACGGGCCACCTTGCCGCGGGATGCCCGCACCTCACGGATCGGGAGCCTTCCTTGCAGTGTACCCAGCAGGTGCCGTACGAGGTCCCCGCCCTGGTTGACCTCGACCACGATCGCGTTAGCCTTGTGGCGATTGTAGCAGGCGACAACTTCGCGGCCCCACGCGTCCGGGCTGCCTCGCATCGAGCGATCGTCCAAGACGTACCCGTGGCCGTCAGCTCCGAGGCCCACCACGATGATCCCCGTCTCGTCGGCTTCCTCGCCGGCGGTCACCGCGGGGTCGACAGCGACGACGACCCGCACGATCTCGGGCAGGACGTGCCTGCGGTTCGCGTCGATCTCTGCCCGCTGCCACAGGGCCGCGGGGTTGTCGTCGAGGTCCTCGCCCAGGAGCTCCTGGCGACCGATGCGGGTGCCCTCGTAGCGGGTCACGATGGCATCGAGGAACTCCCGGGCGAGGTTCGCACGGTTCTGAAATGTGGTTCCGCGGGTCACGACGGTCCCGGGGTCGGCAGCGATGCGGCGCATGAGGTCCGTTGGCCTGGGCGTGGTCGTGACGACAGCACGAGGGTCGCTGCCGAGACGGAGGCCCATCCGCAGCTGGTCCCACGCCTCGGGGTAGCGCCAGGCTCCGACCTCGTCGCACCACGCGGCGTGGTGCTGCGGGCCTCGCAGGCGCTCGGGCTCGTCGGCGCTGTAACAGTAGGCCAGGGCCCCGGACGGGAACACGAGCCGGCGACGGGAAGGCTGGTACTCTGGACGGTCGTGCGGGCCGCAGATGCTCATGATCCCGCTGTCGCCTTCGACCATGACGTCCCGCACGTCCGCGGCTGTCGGGCCGACGAGGGCGATGCGGCCCACCTGGCGGGCGCGGTCGCGAACCCACTCAGCACCGACGCGGGTCTTGCCCCATCCGCGGCCGGCCTTCACGAGCCAGGTGCGCCAGGTGCCAGCTGGCGCGAGCTGCTCGGGCCTCGCCCAGAACGGCCACGCGTAGCGGAGCGCAGCCAGCTCGGCGGGCGTGAGGCTCGCGAGGATGCTCTCCC